GAATTTAACATTATCACCTCGAATACCCCAGTGAGTATCCGAAATTAAAGCCACTTTCATTTAGAATGCCTTCTTTTTAGCCTTAGGAACAGGTTCATTATTACGGGTCTTGGCCAGGGCTGCCGTGCACAGATCAGCAATAGCCTTTACCTGCAAGGTATAGTTATGGCGTTCATTAGCAGAAGTAGCAGTCAGCAACTTACGGACCGTATCCTTGATGATATCTGGAATAAGATGTGAGTTGTTCATGTTTATTGTCCTTTCTTAGCAGCCGCCTTTTTCTTTTTAGCTGCCCTTTTGTCTTCAAAGTTTTTAATAACAGAGTGTGACTTGTCATCACCTGAGTCAGTATCGACACCAAACTCCCCCATCAGATCATTCATAACAAACGAATTTTCCATGTTCTTATGTTTGATGTAAGTCTCTTTATTCTCTTTTTCAATACGCCTTAGAAAGGCATTCCATGAAATCTGAGAAAAATAACCAAATGGGTTAGCGTTCTTATTAGGATTAAAATTTCTGATTGACATGATACAGTTTTCGATGCCATCAGAAATCATCTCCTGAACCCACGAGTACCCAGAGAAATTAGGCCTAGTGCCCATCTTCGTACAAAGAAGATGTATACACTTCCCAATATATTCCGGAATGCGTGGTTCAGATGTTCCGTTTTTCTTAGCAGCCTTTACGTCTTCTAGATATTTACATAAAGCTGCATAGAAATCTGGGTTGTTGATGTAATTTTTCTTGCGTGGCTTCTTTTTAAGCGGTACGCTTACTATATCTGTCATGTATCAATCTTTACCTTATAGAATTTATACGGGAACTTTTCAGCTGCGTATATCTTCACTCTTTCTACGAAATGTAAGTATGTGTAATTCTTCTTAGACTTCCATGATAGGTCGTCTGAAATATCGTATAATGTAGCAGTCGTCTTTGCATCAGATACCCGCAGTGAGCGGCCGATCGACTGTAGATTCGTAATCTTAGACTTGGTCGGCGATGCCAGAATCACCGAATGAAGGTTCTTAATATTAATACCTGTAGAGAACGTCTTGTACGATGCCACGATAATAGCATTTTTCTGTGTTTCTACAATTGACCTAATAGCTTCACGGTCTGAACCATCAACCGATCCGTCGACATAATGGACAGGACGTCCCTTTGCCTCGGCCATAATTAGGTCGCGTAGTATTATACCATGTTTGTCGACAAATTGAAACAACAATAAGCTGTTTCCTGATAAAGAAAGCGCTAAATTTTTAATGAAGTTATTTCTCGCTTCATTTCTTACTAGATAATCGATTTCATCCTGGTACGATGCTTTTGTCATAACCTTACGCACTGAATCAGGATATGAAAGCATAATGCATTTAATAGAAATTTCAGCCAACAGCTTTTTCTCAATAAGCTGAGCCGTAGTAACAACTTGCTTAACCGGACCGAAAAGACCTTCTAGAATAAGGTGATGGCATTGCGAACCATCCAGAGTACCGGTAAATCCAAACTTATGCCGTACCTTATCAGTCTTGGACATGATCGATACAAGCGATTTAGCCTTAAACAGATGGGCTTCGTCACCTATAACCACATCAAACTGATCGAACCAGCTCGACGGTTGCTTATAAATGGATTGCCATGTTGTTACAATAATCCTGGCTTTTGTGTCATGCGTTTGTCCGGCATGAATCTTATGAGTATCTTCTGGATACCCTGCGTATTCATCGAAGTCTGATGCCATCTGGTGGACTAGAGACACGGTTGGTACGATAATCAGAGTCTTGGAATTATAATACCTGGTTAGTAGATAAATGATGAATGACTTACCAGAAGCAGTTGGTGACAGGAACAATGCCCGTCCTCTTCTTACACCATGCACAAACGGCATAAGCTGATGCTCTCGAGGAGTCAGCTTGAACTTGGCATCTGTAATAAACTCTTCAGCTTCTTTTAGAGAAAATTGTGAGTCGGCCGTTTCGAAATCATAATCGATAGTATATTGTCTAGCTTTAGCAAACTTCTCTAGATGAGTACGAAGACCACAGTAAAGAAGTCCATGGAAGACGTTGAAAATACGAATTTTCCCATCCCATACCTTGTTACGATATGCTGGTGAAAATTTAGCCCCTGGAACATCGAACGTAAAATAGTCCGATATCTCGTGTGCTACGCCTGGATCACATACTATACGATCATAGACTTCTGAATGTTTGACGACTCTGATTGACTCCATTATCCTCCCATCACGAATTTCATATGAGCTAATGCATTAGACAAAATATAAGACCTATTCATAAGCGTCTTAATAATAGACTCTAGAAGTTCAATTTTTTCTTGTTGTATTCCAATTTTGATTGATAACTGAATGATTTCGTCATCGGCATCCATATACATTGGAATATCTGACTTAAGAATCATACCAGATGGAGGCAATTTCCATCCCTTTTCAATCTGTTCTTTGGTTGGTCCTTGAGTGTAAAACTCATACTTTTCAAGTTTCAACCGTTTCATATCTGCATCTAGTGAACGCCACTTAATACGTTCTTCTGTCAGCATCTTCATATATTTATGGTGCAATGATGGTATCTTAATAGACTCTTTAGCAATCTCTGTTTCGTCTATTGATACATCTGATTGCCAATGGTTATATAATTGTTCAATGGACGACATATATACTCACACATTGTTTTTACTGATACCAGTATTATACAGCACCTTGTGAGTGTTGTACATAAAAAAATGCGGTTTACACAGAATTAATTGTGTAAAGCTTGTACTCGAAGTCGACTGTTGCTTGCAAAAAGGTTGCGTCTTCGCTGGTCGTGTTAAAAGTAACACCTCCTAGCTTTGTTGGCCAGGCATCTTCAAACACTACTTCATAGTTAAGTCTGCGGTTCGAATTTAAAATCATTAGTGTAATATCAGAATAAACCCCGGCTCCGGTATAAATGCCTTTTGACGAGATTTCTGCATACTGGTCATAAGAATAAGGCTTACCTAGAGCAATCATCCATCTAAAGATTTCTAGGTAGTTCTGAAGATCTTCGTCTACCTTGAAGGTAATTCTGACCGAATCAAAAGTTAAATGATCGCCAGGCTTCGGTAATACCAAATGAGGTGTAGGTACATTGACTCTAGGTAGAGTCAGATCTGGTAGCGGGATTTCTTGTGCGAAGAAATTAAGATGCGGTGATCTTTTGATATAGAACTTCCAATTGAATGGAGTCATAAAGTTCTTGTTTTCAGGGGTATTTTCTATTGCGGCCATTATAACTTTCCTTCGAACTGAACATTTCTCATTGTTGAAACGTCAACTAGCCCGATTTCTACTGTCTTGATGATAGCGTCTATGTTGGTTTTCCAGTAATTCATGAATTTTCGTGTTCTACCTAAATCAGGGTATCTGTCATCAAACTGCCATACAAATTCTTGAATAAGATGTACATGCATAGGCATGTAATAAAAAATATCAAGCGTTACTATAACAGGCTTCTTGACAATATGAAATTTCATAAATCACCTCCATACACAAGCTATTTATGGATAAAAAAATGGGGCTCAAAGGAGCCCCATTTTAAGGTAATCAGTTTTTCTGATTTTATATTATCGATGTACTAAAGTAGGTTGTTTACAATCGTACGACGGTAGTAAACGTTGGTGTTCAATGTAAGAGCACCGCTACCTGCAGTTAGACCTTGCGCGAATGGATTAGCAACCATACCGTAGCGGGTCTTGAAACCTAGCTTAGGCTGGAAGGTTGACTGATCAACCGCACGCACCATCTGTAGAGGAACGTATGGGCAATAGAAGAGACCGGCGTCGAACGCTGAAGTTCCCTTGTAGCCGATTGTTAGATAGTTACCACCGATTGCGTATGGATCGATATAAACCTTGATGCGTCCGTTAAGAACACCAGCAAACGTGTTGCCTGTGTCATCAACCTGAAGGCTGTTGTTTAGAGCAGGTGTGTAATCAAGAACACCAGCCATCTGCAATGCTGACGCTACGTCAGAAGAACAGATCATGATGTTACCCTTACCACGACGTGTCTGCTTAGCGATGATGTTAGACTCACGCTCTAGCTGGAACATCAAGCCCTTGAACTTTTCAACCATCCAACGGCCGTTTGAATCGGTATCCAAGTCGAATACGCCGGCAGTTGTCGTGTCAACCTGAGAACCAGCAACCGCTGTGATATTGATCGTACGAACAACTTCACGGTTGATTTCTGCTAGAATTTCAGCTGAAAGGATGTTTGATAGTTCTGTCTCGGCATCTAGACCGTGGATGGCCTTAAGATCCTGAGCAAGTTCCATCGTGTACTCAGCCTTTAGGGCACGAGACTTAGCTTCTACCATAACCTTTTCGATCGAGAAGGCCATTTCAGGGAACGCTGTGTTCGAATCAGTTCCTAGCGCTTCAGCCTGCGCACGTGACATACCTGAACCGGTGTTGTACGTGTTAACAGCTGATAGACCAGTCGTATTCGAATCACCTGGGATCGATCCGCCACCAACTGAGTTACCAGTGTGCTTCTGACCTAGTGTGTTAGCACCAGATACAACAGAAGAGAACGCAGTGTTAACTTCGTTGTAGAAGGTTTCGTTACCTTCCTGGTTAGCATAACGCGAACGCATTGCGAAGATCAAGCCAGTTGGGCCTGTCATTGGCTGTACGCCTGCAATGTCATAAGCAATCAAGTTAGGCATTGCACGACGAACTAGAGAGATAAGAACTGGATCGAACGTGTCAATTGCACCGTCACTAGCAGTTGAGCTCGAAGCGCCCATGGCGTTCTGAGGTGTAAGCGAAGATGTTTCGCTTAGTGTCTGGTACGAACCATGAGCTGATGCTTCACGTAGGCTACGTACGGTATTTTCTAGGACTACAGCAGTTGTAGAACGGCGAGTCTGATCCTTGATCGGCGCTAGGCCTTCGTGATCTAGGATTGGAGCCCACTTCTTCTGGATTTGTTCGGCTAAATACATTTCTTTCTCCTTAAACGAATTTCTAATTATTTATAGATAGTTATTTCTTGAGTTGACGTGACAAGGCTTCAGAGATCATACGAACGCTTGGATCTTCGATAGCCGCTTCGACGATATCATCACCTTCGAAGGTTTCATCTTCTAGGTTAGTATCGGGTGTATACTTAGTTACTTCTTGTTCTGAGAAGTAAGCTTCCTTAACGACGCTCAGCTTGTTATTGAATGACTCTTCGTCGCCATCAAAATCAAGAGCTAATGCAACCTTAACGAACTTTTCCTTGCTTAGAGCTGTTAGATCAGCGGAAGCACTTTCGATTAGTTCATTCTTAGAAGATACTAGAGCACTTTCCTTAAGTGTTAGATTTTCATCCAACGCCTTGTTTAGGGCTTCTTCTAGTTCTGCAACCTTAGTTGCCATTTCTTCTACGACGTCAACCTTATCTTCTGGGAGTTCGATGTTATGCTCTACGCATAGATTCTTGAAACCAGTTAGAAAGTCTTCAGTAATCTCTGAACGTAGTGATGACTCTAGAGCTACTTCGTTTTCTGCGATCCAAGTTGAAACAGCATAGTCTAGATACTTGTCTAGGTTTGATAGCTGCTCTGATTCAAATGCTTCGACTGCTTCATTGAACTTTGCTTCGTATTCTTCTGCTAGCTCTTCACCCTTTAGGATGATATGGCTTGCAACTGCTGCTTCGAAAATGTCGGCTGCCTTAGCGATGAATTCTTCTGAAAGCTCTTCAGAACCGAACAAATCAGCTACGTCTTCCTTCATTGACTGGCCAGGTGTAACGCCAGAAAGCTTCGGCATTGCATCCTTAGTCTTAGGACCTGCACCTGTAGTTGCATCAATCGATGCTGAGTTCTTACCGGAATGATCGCCAACCTTGTCGGCTTCATGTCCTAGAAGTGCCATGGCCTTCTTAAACCATTCAGTCATATCTTCCTTGCCCATAGCTGACGTCATTCCCATTAGGGACTTCATCATGGCAACCTTAGATGACGTCAATGTCTTGTCATCAGATACGCCGCTTGAATTTGGCTTAAGCGAGTCCGCTGCAGCTGATTCTTCTTGTAGAGTGTTTTTGTCAATAGTCATCGATTTCTCCTATCTTAGAATTATTTATCTATGGGTATTTCTTAATAAAGAAAGGTAATTCTCGAAGATAGCCAAGGCTTTACCTTCATCAAATCTTTTCTTAGGTGTAGAGTGTACAGCCTTTTTAACATCATCTAGATGCTGTTCAAAATATGTACCTTTGGCTGAATCATAAATCCAATCAACGTTTTCCATGATACCTTTAACAAAAGCGTCTGGAGCTGATGGATCAGCTACAATATCGCCTGCTGTTGCTAAACGAAAATCATTCTGTACTTCCATGATGCCTTCTTTGGTAGGAACAAGCGTTCCAATTCCTCTTGAAGATACACCTAAATTAGCACCTGATTTAAGAAGTCCACGAGCGATATCGCCCATTGGAGTTTCAGCAATTAAAGCCTTACCGATATAGTTGTCACCTTCTTTTGAAAGGTCTACAATCATGTGGGATACACGTTCTAGATTAATTTGGGGACCGGAAGGATGTCCAAGCTCACCATATGCTCGGCCTGCTGTGACACGCTCTTTGGTATAACGCGAGACTTCCCTCTCCATTACATCGCTAGGGTAGATTCTCCCGTTCCGGTTTTTAACACCTGCTTGTAGAAATACGCCTTGAATAAAATGCTGCTTTTCGCCGTCTTTATTCTCGGTTAAATATTCTACCTGTTCGTTAAGTTCTGTGATCAGTTTCATTGATTTCTTCTTACTTAATAAGGACGTGTGATTGGTGTTGCTTTCATATCAGCACCAACTACTAGATCGCTGGCAGCTTTCTGAATAATAACAACATCAGTATGTGTTAATGTGCAATTACCGTACACTGTACCATTAGCGTGAGCTACGTTCATGACGGCGTCCTGATTACCGGTATTAATTACACGCACAACCTTAGCATTTGATACGGAGTTAGCAGTTGCGATTGAGATTTCTGGACCAAGGATTCTGAATGTGATCATTATTTGACCTTACTTTCAACGATTGAATCATTTACAAGATCTAGCGAAACCTTAATTGCTTCTACTGCTTCTAGTAGTGAATCATCGACGACTTTCTTATGTTCTGTTTCGAATACTGCATGCATAGCTCTATTTGCGATTGCGCGGAGATAATCCTTTAGAGCAACCTTATTTTCTGCTAGCGAATGCTTCTTTTCATCATACTCAGACTTCTTGATACGTTTTACACCACCGCCAGACTTAGTAGCCTTTTTATCGGCCTTATTGGTAACTAGAACGGTTTCTTCTTTTTTCTGAGTGTCTCTTTCGGTTAGATCTTCTTCACGAAGCTTAACCATATGATGGCCTACTTCATGAGTCATATTACCAGATCTAACGTGAGTGAATTTAGGATCAATTTTTGAAACAGTACCTAGGATTTGGCTTCCACCACGGTCGATAGCGACCTTGTCGCCAACCTTGTGTTGAGTTTCTTCCTTAACTGCAGACAACTTACCGACTGGAGCGGCATCAGGTGTTTCTCTGTAATTCTGACGCATTGGATGATCAGCAGGAAGAAGCTTCTGGTGGGTAATACCCTTCCACTTCTGAGCTACGTACTTTTCTGATCCAACATGTAGAGCATTATAACCACCATGATCGTTCATGAGTGAACGGCCGTCCTGATGTGTCTTGATAATTGAATGCCATCCAGTTGAACCCGTTCCGTGATGATGCATTTCGTAATGATCTTCACCACCACGCTGATTCATGACTACTTTCTTTGAGATTACTGTCCCTTCAGCCAAATAATTACCAGCTTCAAACGTGTCTTCATTGACCTTTTCATCTTTGCGACTCTTATGGCCATGCGGATCTTCTTCCGTTTGAGCATGCTTGACAGTAGTGGCTTTATATGCTTCATCGCCGTTTCCTACTCGGTCAGAGAACTTTTCGATCTCGTGCTTCGCGACGAACTCTTGCTCTTCCTTGGCCTTTGGAGCATAATCAACACCAGGCTTTTCACCAAGCTTAAGCTTTTCCTTCTTGGAAGCCTTCGAACCAGCTAGAATTTCTTTTAATGTTTTAGCCATTTCTATTCCTCAGAGTTTTCGTCTTGATTGTCGGGATCATTATCATTATTTATTTCATCCTGATCATTATCATCGATATCAAGAGTATCATCTGAGTCAGTTGATGGCTCAGAGTTATCAAATAATGATAGTGCTAGTTGCTGCTTACGGGAAGCTACGGCATCTGCAACCTTTGCAGCCAATAGCTCAGAAACCGCAGACTGAAATTCAATCGGCTTCTGTTCGTGCGAATAGTTTAATAGATCTTTCAAATCAGCCATGATTTATCTCCTTATGACGTCCCTGGCGCTTTATTACGAGCTACTATCTGAGTTACTTTCTTAAACTCTGATTCATCCTGGAGAGATCTATTAGATCCCTTTTCCTTAAGCTGTTTATATCTTAACTTAGCGGCTTGAATTTTAGCCATTTTGCTCTTATCATCTCCACCATCTGCTCCCGGTGGTCCACCTCCTGCAGCTGGATCACCAGGATCACCGCCATCGTCTCCAGGAGGACCTTCAGGTCCCGTTGGTGGCTGTAGAAGTTCTGGCATTTCTGTTTCAGCGATAGCAATTTCTTCTTGCATACGTTCTACTTCTTCTTCAGACTGTTTTAGTAGAGTACGCTGAACCCACTGAGGAGATACATAACGACCAACCAATCCTGACTGCTCATATAGACCTACCAAGTTAGCTCTATTTTCGTAGATCTCGGCATCCTTTAATTCAGTAAAATAGTTGTCTTTAGCAAAGTTAAACTTGATCTTTGGTTCTAGTCTCTGCCAATCTTCAAGAGTCATAATCTGCTTTAATACAACCTGCTTCTCCATGATCTTTAAGAACAATGAAGAAAACTGTGCACGCATGCGTGTAATGAACTTAGAGAAGATTACTTCATCTCTTGTAACTTCAGTCGCTCTACCAATAGAAAATAGAGCATCAGAATTCAAACGATTAACAGGAACATTTAGAGTACTGTACAAACGCTTCTGGAAGTAGAGTACGTCATCCATCTGACCTAGGTTCTGCCCACCAGGAAGATTAGTAACTTCTGTACCCTTACCACCTTCTCTACGCGGCAACCAGAAATCTTCAAGCATGGTCATGAACTTACGGTCGTCTCTAACTTCACCAGTCGATGCGTTATAGATCACACGATTCTTATGCTTAGCCATAATATCTTGAACATACTGTTCGGCTTTGATCTTAGGCAAGTTACCTACGTCAATATACCAAATTCTACGTTCGGGGGCTCTAGCCAATCTGTAAATTACCAGCGCATCTTCAAGAGTACGTAGCTGATTCATGGCCTTAATTGCTTTGTGCAAATAAGATAAAACCATCGAACCGTTCGTATCAGTTAGACCTGATACACAATGTACGATAGAGTCTTTACTGATTTTTAGACCGGTCGCAGCAGGACCACCAGAATTGTTACCATAGTTGAATCCCTTTTCATTATAAATGAAGTATTCATTCTTAACGATTGGAATAGTCAACTCATTGTCCTGAGTGCCAGGTACTCTCTTACGGGTAATCTCTCTGATTTTTCTGATCTTACGGGGATCAACGAATCTTAGTTCTTTAACACCTTCTTGAGACTTGGTCTGATCGATAATTGCATGGTAATACAAACGACCATCGACATACCATCTACGAATGATTTGGTATGCCTTGTTATTAAAGTTCAACAGTGATAGAGTGTTTTGGAATTCTTTAGTGACAAGCTTTTTAATATCATCCGAAAGGATTGAGATGTCATCTAGGTTGATTGAGATAATTTCTTCTTCAGCGATATCGATCATTTCATTGATGATAGAATCAATTGCAGCGTCGATTTCTGGCTGCATCGCCATCTCACGATAGCGGCCAACTAATTCTGCTTCTGTTCTGATTGTTCCGTCTAGATCAATGTAGGTAGAATATCCGCCACCGGCGGCAATATCTACCTGACCATCTTCATTCTCACGCTTTACGAACGACGGTGCGCGTTCTTCTCTCTTCTCTTCATCTTCAATTTTACGGAATTCGTAACCAAAAAAATTCATATTATCTCCCAAAACGAGGGCGTAAAGCCCTCGTCAAATAATCTACTATACGGGTTTTAGATATTACCAGCGAACTGGTTAATACCACCAGCAATCTTGCTGGAATTTTCAACTGTAGGAATCCAGTAATCATATGCTAAGGTTACGTTGAAATTCTGGATTTGATTAGTTGAGTCCCAATCTAGTTCCATTGATTCAACTAGCTGAGGCCATGCACCTACTAGCTGATAACCACGGATGATTTCGCCTTCCTTAGAGAACTGTAGGACTGTCATATCGGCCTTATAAGCCTCAGCAGAACCAGATCCCATTGCCATACGCGTGTTTGAAACGGCTCTGTTAAGAGCATTTGACCACTTTTCAAACATGGAACGAACACCGAAGTCTTCGTCGTTCATGATTGTTACTCGCCAATCAGCATACGTGCGATCACCAGCAACCTTGATTTTACGGCCCATATAAGGGATCTGAATCTGATCAATATTCTGTTCCGGAACAGACGTTGCACGAGCTGTTAGCTCGAACTTTCTTGCTGAAAGCAAGTCAAGACTTAAAGATGGTGGAGGGGACACAACGACCTGGAATAATGTTGGACGTGCGCCACCATAAACCAAACCTTGTGCTTTAAATTCGTCGATATTGAACATTTAGTTAACTCCTATTTCTACTTATTTATCGTTAGTTTAAACGGCTGCTCATTGAGAGCAGCCGTTTTATATTAGAAGTTTCCGACAATTTCAGAGAACTGAACACCAGATGGTACTGCAACGAAGTTCAACTGAATGAAGTTGATTGAACGGGCTGGCTTGATGTAGATGTCACCAACAAACTCGTTAGAGTCAACCACCTGAGCGGTGTTGTTAGATTCATCACATACCACCTTGAACGCTGTGATACCACGACGACCCTGTACTTCACGAAGATATGGAGTAACAATGTTTACAAACTGGCGTCTTGTGAATTCATCGTTGAACTCGAATAGCTGGAACTTAGAAGAAACAGCGATTGCCTTTTCTAGGACGATGAACAGACGACGTACGTTGATACGATCGAATGCACTTGGCTTAGACTGGATAGTCTTATCACCGTATAAAACTGTGCCCTGACCTGAGAACGTTACTACTGGGTTGATACCATTCTTGTAAAGCGTATCACGCTCTGCCTTACCTGGATTAAACGCTAGACGAACCAAGTTCTTGATCTGTCCACGGTTAAATCCGGCTGGTGACCACCATGCGTCATTGGTCTGATCAGTTCTTGCGCAAAGACCAGCAATGTCACCATTTAGAGGGATCCAACGGTACATGTCGTTGTAGCGGTCGTACTGATACTTGTAACCACTATCCATAATAGCATATGAAGAATCATGAAGAACGTTTCTCCAATTAACCAGAGATAGTGCTTCGTTACCGATGTTGTTAACAACAGTGCTCTTTTCCGGTGAGATAACAGCGACGCAATCTTTTCTGATTGTTACGATGTTATCGATGATGTAATTACCAAGTAGGTAACCAGTTACGGTCTGACCGCCAAAGCTGGTTGAACCACCTAGTGGCTTACCCTGCATAACGATCGAGATGTCAACATCTTCAGAGTTGATGAACTTGTCATATGCAGCCGCAACAACAGCTAGAGTTGCATCGGATTCAGATGAACCATCTGCACCTAGTGTGAAGTTAACTGATAGAGGAGCATAGTTGGTTGAAGATGCAACTGTCTGGGCATTTGCAGACGCAGCGTTCGAACGATCATTTGCCCAATAGATGTACTGAGACTTATCGTTTAGTACATTCTTGTAATAATTGTCTGTATTATCAGCGCCCTTGGCGTTAGTAGCACGAGAAAGGTTCTTGTACACTTCTAGGATTGTTCCCGGTGCGCTAGAGAAGTCACCGTTTTCATCAACCACAACTACATGAAGTTCATCATTAGCTGCTGTGTTACCGTAGTCCTGGACATACTGAGACTGACCTGGAGCAGTATCAACAACATTGAAGAATTCCCAATGTCTTGCGATTGTGTTAGATGAATAATCAGTTGATAGACGGTATGGATCTTCGAATGACAAGGTTAGAGTTGTCACTGTTGCGTTAGATACCGCAGCACCAATTTCAGTTACCTTTAGGTACTGAGTTCCAATCTGCGAGTTACCAACTGAAATCAAGTCACCAGCAACCAAGTTAGCTGCAAGCGTTCCGGCGTACGTATTACCGCTGGTGTTCGTAGCTGAGCCGTTAGAAACTGAGATCGTTCCTGTGTTTGAACCAACAGTGATCGCAAAGGCAGAACCAGACCATGTTGCATTAGCCAAAAGATTTACGTTTGACTGATATGCATTGGCTGTATCACACACTGCAACCCGAAGAGAATTACCCATGCTACCTGGGAACTTAGCTACGTACATTACGTCCGTGTCAAAAGTTCCGTCCTTAGTTGTATACTCTTCTTCATTCTTTACGATCTGGTTAACCAAGTTAGCAACGAAACCGTTGTTAGCTAGAGCTACAGCTGAGTAAGCTGTCTGTGCTCTACCGAAATACATCGTAACAGTTCCGTTTGAGTTGGTATTACCACTCAATGAGATAGCTGTTGAGTTAATCACAGTCACTGACAGGTTGTTACCAGAACCGATGATCGTTGAGTTACTTGACTGTGTGATGTACATTCCGGTTGCCAGCTCAGCTGTATTACCAGATGTGATTGTGAAGATGTTGTTTGAAACGGTTGAGTTGGCTCCTAGGGCATTAAAGTCGGCTGAAGGAGTTGCTCCGGTCGTGTTAGCAGCACGAACTACCATTAGCTGGTTGGCATAACCTAGGAAGTTAGCAGCAGTAAACCATGTTTCTGCATTTAGGTTTGATGGGGTACCGAATCTTGCTGCTAGGATAGTTTCTCTGTCAACAAGCAATCTCTGCCCGACAGGACCCCAGCGGAAGATACCAGCAATCGCTCCAACCGCAGTAGAAACTGCAGGAACGATTGTTGTTAGATCGATTTCAGTGATATTAACACCGGCACTTAACTGAAATGGCATTGATTATTCTCCTTGGACCATATAGATCTTTTCATACAAATTCTCAAATATTTATAGAAAGCTGTTGTCTGAAGAATCGTCTCCGACCATCACCCATCCAGCTCTTTGTTCTTCCCGCGTAAGCACTTCTGGTCTGCCATTATCGACAAAACCAAATGGCATGATGTCATTCATAATGTCATCTTCTGACTTATCTCTGAGCGAGACAAATGTATTGATATCCGTTAATTCCTTAAAGTACGGCTGATTGGTCATCCAACCAAAAAGTACTAAACCAAGAACAATATCGTCATGTTTGCCTTCTTCAGCTTCATACTTATCACCATTCTTGGAAAATGTGGACAATTCTGAGACCGTAAAATTGTCCCAAATCAAAAGCTGATTCTGTTCAACTAGCATTTTTAACATCGAACAACCAGAATTTCGAACCGGCTTGGTGGTTCGTACGCCCATGTCCGCCTGAGTACCGGTTCCAGAGAAGCTGGAAGACAGTGTCTTTCCGATTCGGCCTGCCATTCGAGTATATAGAATATTTTCATATTCGAACATATCATGTATGGTATACGCAACCTGTTCACCAATATCATTGATTTCTACCAAGACATACGAATCATTGTACAACTTGGCTATTTGATGGACGACAGCTGCATAATCAGGTACCAACATAGTGTTACTTTTGAAAACGCAGACTTGTTCATAAGGCATTTTTGAAATATCTACCACAGAAAACGCAGAATAGTCCAAACCTTTGCCTCTGGCCACGTCGACCACAATGGTATATTTGTTGCCTTCCTTTGGAAGGACATATTGAGTTAGGCCTTCATTTCTACGAATAGGGACTTTGATTTCATTGATAAGTTCCTTTAGCTTCCAACCGGCAATCAGTGTACCAGACGAACCTTGGAATGAGCAGTTGTATTCCTGCTCGAACTTCTCGGTATCAAAGTTAAGACCGGCAAGAGTATCGTTATACCACTTCTGATCACGACCTGGAACACGATGCCACGGCACTTCAATCGGATGATACTGATTCTTTCTCTTCTGGGCATTATTCCAGATATCATAGAAGTGATTAAGACCGTTAGGGGTAGATACAAGAACTGTCTTAGTCTCTTTACCTGATGAAATCGTAGGAAACACAGATGTAAAGAATTCTTCCCAGTTATCGATGTGCGCAGCTTCGTCGATAATAAGCATGTTAATAGAATAACCACGAATGGCTGAAGCTGACGTGGCGGCCGCTAGCACTCTAGAATTGTTTTCAAGGACCATAGATCCTTTGTTCCATTCTAGAACACCTTGCTGAAGCCACTTAGGTAAATGCTGGTACGCTAGCTGAACCTTACCAAGAATTTCACGTGCGGTGTCGGCTTTGTTGGCAAGAAGTGCAACTGTTTTCTCTGGGTGAAATAGAATGTACCATAGGATCGCAGCACAAGTCACGGTAGATTTACCAGCCTGACGAGCAGTTGTGATGATAGTGAATCTATTCAAAACCATAGATTCAAGCATCTCTTTTTGATAGTCATACAAATGAAGATCGACCAAACCTCTATCTAGGTTGATGACCTTCATGTATCTTTCTACGAAATGAACCGGATTACGCGCACACTCAATATATTCTTCTACGAGCTCAGGAGTCCATTCAATTTCTACATTCTTTTTCTTTAGAAGGAGGTTACCGTTATAACCTTTATCCTTTATCCTCGGTTCCTCGATCAAATTTAGCTCCTGTCATTTTAGCAATAATTTTTTGTAGATCAGTTGATGATCCTACAAAAAGATTGTTATTCACTGTTGTTGGGTTGCTGCCACCGGTCGTTGATGAATCGGCAGCGTCGATTTCTCTGATAGTTTGCTGAATTTCTAATAAATCTTTATTAGCCACTAATAGAGTATCGATTAATTTAGCGACAACTTCGAATGCTCTAGGATGTTGTGACTGGCCGGCAATTTGAACTAACTTGTCTAAAGCATCTTTACCAGAATCGATTACATCCAAGATATTAGATCTGGCTGTTGTAAAATCCTTTTTGGCAGAATCATCCATGACTTCGCCCATCAATTTTACAATTTGATTTGGCTTATCATTTGGAATAGGTGAAATTCCCATCGATGCTGCAATAGGATCGTTGTTAGCTGAATCATCATTATTCATTGTCTATCTCATCATGGCTTACGACTACGGTTACATATCCATAGTTATCTGTTACTGACACATTAGCATATGGGATTGTAAGATCTATATTAGATGTTGGCAATCCGTTTGCGGTTAATCCAGGTTGAACAGTTACTCTTTCTGAAACATCTGTCACGCCAACCGAATCATTGATATTAGCTGTGTTGGCAACATAAAACTGTGCATTGACAAACTTGATAACCTTGGATTCTGTTACAGGACCATAAAACCAGCCTTTAAGAGTGAACTTAAGAGTCCAAATGATTGATCTACGTTCTTTGAATGAACCGTCATATGTATCTTCAGATGTGATTGAATTCAGGACGAATTCTAGATCGCGCTTTTCTTCCATCTCTGGAATAAGTTCTGCAGTAACCGTCCATGAGGGTGTGAAATATGGAAGAATCTGTTCTAGAATTTTATTGCCATCTTCGATATTCTTGGTAATGATGAACAGTGTATAGCCGATATTATATGGAACCGGATTATACTGTGTTCTAAGATTATTATTAGATGCTGTATTACGAAATGATGATCTACCTGATGTTCCAAGCTTACGTGAACCATCGTAGTCTAGTGTATCTTGAATGAATGAAATGTACGGCATCGTTGGCGTAGCTGAAGGCTTACTTAAATCTGAATCTGGATTCGCTTCTAGTCGCGCCATCATTTTGTCTTTTGGCGCGTATGTAATTGGAACTTTGATTACAGCTTTTTTAACATCTGATTCATCTGTTCTAGTGATTCGGATGTTATTAAAAAGTGTACCAAATAAAGATGTGTATTTTCTCAATAATGAGAAATAGAATGGGTCATTAAACATTACATATCTTCTGCAAATGGGTTGCTTTCAGAGAAATCAATTATAGCATCTGCTGCTATTTCTAATTCTTCATTCATAGACGCTGGATCAACGGTCTGTGGATCATATTTTTCACCGATAAGATAATCAGACTCTTCTGTCATAAGAACGTTTCCATCTTCGTCAGTTAGAGCCCAATCAAATATATTAGTTGAATGAATCTTTTGAATGCGATCGATCTGAGGGATACCTGTGTTGAATACTTCATTAGAGTATTCAAACATTTCGCATGTTAATTCCCATGTGGTAAGATTTCCTACTTGATAAAAAATTTCATCTTCGTTCACAAACTTAATTTGAAAGATTTTGTTATTAAGAGGAAAATAAACAATATCGCCTTCACGAGGCCTCGCTATATTAATAACTTCTGCAATACCATTTTTAAAGATTCTTTGTGAAACCGAAAACACAACCTGGTTTCTAATTTCAAGACCAAACCTAGACATGAATTCACCGTCGCCGCTGAAACCATCAATTGATTTGATGTACATTTCGATCGACATTGGAACGGTGTAAGATGACTGATCGTCTTCAGTATAAATTCCATCTCTAGAAACGATATTGCGTGGAATATAAATCATTTCTTGCCCGTAAATTTTGATCGATTCGATGATCAAATTTTCGAACAGCTGTTGCTCCTGGCTCTGAGCGAAGTTATTAAAGAAGACGTTCGTGCCAACTACCATTATACTATTTTCTTCTTACATTTGTCATTGTGATATCTACCAATATTACCTGCGTTTCCCGTAAATTCACAATGCATGCATTGTATTTTCTTCTTATTTATTGAAGCAAAAACACCGGCATTGGTTATCTTGGCTTTGTGTTCTTCGGTTAATGGCCGACCTCTGTTCTTTTCGATTGCTGCCTTCCAATTTCCAGGCCTTTTATTCTTACCCATCATAGATCTGGATTTCTGGGCTAGGACCTTTGGATCCTGTGTCCAACTGGTGTCTCTTTCTTTAAGTCCGTTTTCGTAGTTTTTTCTAACATCCGGCCGAGACATAGCTTCTTTTGTTTTGATAGCTATTTTTTGGTTTATCCTTAGACGATCATATTCAGAAGCAGACCAATGATTGCCACTTCTTTTTAAATTATAATATCTAATCTTTATTTCTTCTGGTTTAATCATCTGAAGCCAGCGAGTCTCTTCTTCTAGCATATCTTTTCTAGACGAATATACTCGTTTTAAAATACGTCGCTTGAAGTCATTAGTTCTTCTTGCATATGCTTTGTTCATCCATTTTGAAGAACAAACATATCTATCTGTTTCTGTTCCCCAATGGGAACCGATATAATAACGCTTATGTTTACGGTCAAACCAAATATAAATGAATCCATATTTTTCCATAGAAATCTCCTTTCTCTATGGAATTATTTATACACAAAATGGGGTAAACTATCCTATAAAATCCGCAACGGGCAATGAGAAGTTAACAATCATTTCATGCTCTAACCTTTCAATTTCTTCTACTGCTTCGTCGTAAATTTTCTGGCCATTAAATGTCAATCCACCTGGCAACTTCATTTCACCAAATTTCTTGATATTATTTCCCCACTGACGCTTGATTAGAGCAGTAGTGTATCTGGCCAACCAGCGGTCTGACCATACATCTACGTATTCTTCTGGATCGATAATACCGTACGCTTCAAGTACAATATATTCACCGATAGAAATAAGATCCCAGTCCATATCGATATATAGCTTATTAGTATGACGGTTGTATCTGATTGGCTTCTGACCAATAAGAAGTTGCTCTAGTAGCTGAAGATGCGACATGGCCATATAATATGGAACCATTGATACAGAAGTAAGTGTGTACAAATCATTTAGAGCAATCTGGTAACGAATATCGAAAATATTATTGGCGGTTAACATTCCTCCAATAGGGAAGACCTTAACTGCGCCAATAATATTTTCAGGAAGTGTGATAAACTTGTTAGTCTTATCTTCTGCTGTAACTAAATGCTTATAATACTGCTTGCCTGTACCGTCGAAATGATAATCAGCGTAGTATTTCAAAGCCTCGGAAACACGATCTTCAACCTGATCTTCGTCGACATTGATTTCAATTACAGGCTTACCCAAAGCTCTTAGGCAGTAATTTTTAAATTCTTCTCTGGTTGTAGGTGTCGACATGATGTTATTCCTTTGCCTTATTTATTTCCAGCGTGGGCCTACAAACCAATAAACTAGAGTTCTTCTCTGACCGCTTTTAACCGGTAGTACTCTATGAGACATAAAGGAAGGAAACAAGATAATTGATCCCTTATCTAGCTTCAATGTGTTAAGTGCACTTTCAGGTGGTGAATGTGGATTCATGATTTGAAACTCGCCGCCTTCGTACTCTGACGGATCAGACAACATGATCACTGCTGAAAGCTTACGCCACAATAAAGCTTTAGGAATGCAGTTTAAGCCACGACCATCCATAACTCCGATAGGACCATCTGGATGCCATGTATAATGTTGATCAGGATTGTAAATCGAATACTGTGGAGCTGTTGAACCTGTTAACTCAAAATCAAAAATGTTCTTGTTAATGACGTCAACTCTCTTAAGTACTTCATTATCCCAAAAATCATAGTGCACCGATGCCGCATCGCCTTGCTTTCTCAAGAAATGAATATCGGTGTTTCTAATATCCATATTCATTTTTTCTTTAGAGATGATAGAGCCTTTAACCATCTCAGAATGAGAATGTGAAAGTGCACCATTGACGATCACTAATTCTTGATCAGATAGAAACTTATCCATGATGTAAAAAGAGGCATAGTGTAGCCATTGTTGATTCGCCATATTGTAAGTAGTATACGTGTCATCATTATTAACTTTTTCCATTTTACACTCCATTATTAAAATTCAATTATTCTCCGCCGCCCGGTGGTACACCTGGTGGTGCTGGTACAACATATCCTGCAGCACCTTCATTACCGCCGCCACCAGTTGGTCCAGTAGTTCCTCGTGCACCAACAGAACCTTGTGGCCCAGCCGGTCCTCTTGCTCCAGATGGACCTATTGATCCCGTGTCGCCTCGGCCGCCAGTAGTTCCTCGTGCACCAACTGGACCTATTGCCCCAGTAGCACCGATCCCGCCAGTTGGGCCTCTTGCTCCGGTTGGTCCGATAGAACCTGTATCACCGATACCACCTGTTGGTCCACGTGTTCCTGTTGGTCCGATTGGGCCGTCAGGGCCTCTTGCTCCGGTTGGACCGATAGCTCCGACAGGACCTCTTGCTCCAGTGTCACCACGGCCGCCGGTCGCGCCGATAGGACCGGTTGGTCCAATAGGGCCAGTAGTTCCTCTAGCACCAGTTGGACCGATAGATCCAGTTGGTCCTAGGTCACCGGTATCTCCACGACCACCAGTTGGTCCTCTTGTTCCTGTTGGACCGATGCCTCCAGTTGGTCCACGCGCACCAGTTGGTCCGACAGGTCCAGTTGGTCCTATGTCACCAGTATCACCGCGGCCACCAGTCGCTCCGATAGGACCGGTGGGTCCGATAGAACCTGTAGTTCCTCTTGCTCCGGTTGGACCAATTGCGCCAGTTGGCCCAATAAGTCCTGTATCACCACGGCCGCCAGTTGCTCCACGAGTTCCAGTTGGACCGATTCCGCCAGTTGGCCCTCTCGCTCCGGTTGGTCCAATTGCGCCCGTTGCCCCCTGCGCTCCAGTATCACCTCGACCGCCAGTTGGTCCTCTTGCTCCGGTTGGGCCGATTGAACCTGTAGTTCCTGTTGCTCCAGTTGGTCCTCTTGCTCCGGTTGCCCCTTGCGGTCCGGTAGTACCACGCAAACCTGTAGTACCGATAGGACCGGTTAAACCGATAGAACCGGTATTTCCTATCGGTCCGGTTGGTCCACGCGCGCCGGTTACTCCGATAGCTCCAACAGGGCCGGTATTTCCTACAGGCCCGGTTGGTCCTCTTGTACCTGTTGCTCCAATAGCACCAGCAGCGCCGGTTACTAGATTCGCAGATGTTTGTACTGAGCCATCATTAAATGTTACGCCGGTATTGGATAATGTTGTTGTCATTTATTTAATCTCCATTATCCTGGGCTAGGACCTGGATCAGGTGGAGGCGCAATTGCATCAGGACCAGCTGCGCCTGTAGGACCCCTAGAACCCGTGTAACCAAACGAACCAGTATAGCCAACTGAACCAATATATCCTACTGATCCAGTGTAGCCAACTGAACCAGTATAACCAACAAGAGAACCAGTGTATCCAATAGAACCTGTGTAGCCAACTGAACCGGTATAACCAACAAGAGAACCTGTGTAACCGATAGAACCAGTGTATCCCACTGAACCTGTATAACCGACAAGAGAACCAGTATAACCGATAGAACCTGTGTAACCAATCGATCCAGTGTAACCCACTGAACCCGTATAGCCAACGGAACCCGTGTATCCTACTGAACCAGTATAACCAGTTAATGATCCCGTGTAGCCAATCGATCCAGTGTATCCGATTGATCCAGTGTATCCTACCGAGCCAGTATAACCAATCGATCCAGTGTAGCCAACTGAACCCGTATAACCAACAAGAGAACCAGTATAACCGATTGATCCGGTATAACCTACAAGAGAACCGGTATAACCAATTAGGCCGGTCGCACCTACTGATCCAGTGTATCCTACTGAACCAGTATAACCAACAAGAGATCCAGTATAACCAATTGAACCCGTGTAACCGATTGAGCCAGTATAGCCAAGAGAGCCAACGTAACCGATTGAGCCAGTATAACCCCTAGATCCAGTATAACCGACAAGAGATCCAGTATACCCAATTGATCCGGTGTATCCGATTGATCCGGTATATCCCACTGAACCTGTGTATCCAATAGAACCTGTATAACCAATAGAACCTGTATAACCGACAAGAGATCCAGTATAACCAATAGAACCAGTATACCCAATTGATCCGGTATATCCGATTGATCCGGTATATCCCACTGAACCTGTGTATCCAATTGATCCGCCGTAACCAGCTAATGATCCTGTATATCCAATTGAGCCAGTGTATCCTACTGATCCGGTGTATCCTACCGAACCCGTATATCCAATTGATCCAGTATACCCAATTGATCCCGTGTAGCCAATGGAACCTGCGCCGTCAACAGATCCGGTATAACCAAGTGATCCAGTATAACCAGTTGCACCTCTAGATCCGCCATAACCCCTTGTTTGAGCTGTGGTGGTCTGTGTTAAATCTGGATATATTAATATTCCATCAACTGTGATTTGCGTTGTCATTTATATCCTTACGGTGGACATGGGCCAAACGACCATGTCTCAATAAAGAAACATTGTCCCATAGAGCCTGTGTATCCTACTGAACCTGTATAACCTGTAGCGCCAGTCGGACCGCCAGAACCTGCAGGACCAGTTGCACCTGCAACACCTGTCGCTCCTGTTGCACCAGTTGGGCCAATATCTCCTGTAGCCCCAGAAGTACCTGTTGCGCCAGCTGCACCTGTAGGAGAAATAGGACCTGTTGCTCCTGTTGCTCCTGTTGCTCCTGTCGAACCGGCCGGACCGACGTTGCCTATTGATCCTGTATAACCTGTAGCGCCTGTTGATCCTGTTGTTCCGCTAGGTCCGGTTGCTCCAGTAGTTCCTGTAGCTCCCGCAGTTCCTGTTGGGCCAATTGGTCCGGTTGCTCCAGTACTTCCTGTTGGTCCTACCGGTCCAGTTGTACCGGCGGGCCCGGTTGCTCCGGTGGCACCAGTTGCTCCTGTTACACCAGTTGGACCAATCGGCCCAGTCGCGCCCGTCGTTCCTGTTGCCCCTGTAGTTCCCGTCGCACCGGTTGGTCCGGTAGCTCCTGTAATTCCGGTTGCGCCTGTCGTTCCAGTAGGACCAACTGCGCCAACTGCGCCCGTTGGGCCAGTGCCGCCGACTGGACCTGTTGCACCAGCTGGCCCGGTTGTTGCATTAGCAGGACCTGTCGCACCGGTAGTTCCTGATGGTCCTACTGCACCAGCAGCACCAGCTGGCCCGGTTGTTGCATTAGCAGGACCTGTCGCACCAGTTGCTCCGGTTGTTGCATTAGCAGGACCTGTCGCACCAGTAACACCCGTAGGTCCGATAGCACCGATATCTCCTTGAGCGCCGGTTGCACCGATAGGACCAGTTGCACCAGCCGGTCCAGTAACAGCGCTATTGTCGCCAGGCGCGCCCGTAGGACCTGTTGGACCAGTTACACCGATAGGTCCCGTCGCTCCTATCGAGCCGGTATATCCTATTGAACCAGTGTATCCTGTTGCTGCTTTTGTTGTTTGTACGCTTGCATCACTGAAAGTAATACCAGATACAGTGATTGTTGTGGCCATTAATGACCTCGTTTAATCTGATCAAGTTCTAGTCTAAGTTCTTTAATAGCTTCAACTAGTAAGCCTACCATGTTACCGTAAGCCAAAGACAAATAACCATCTTTATTTACTTGAACTGCCTGTGGCAATACAGGAACTACATCTTGTGCGATTAGGCCGGTTGATTCACCGCCATCTGAAATACGAATGAAGTTAACACCTGTTAGCTTGCAAACCTTGTCTAATGCGTTTTCAATCCTTTCAATCTTTTCCTTTCCTCTGATATCAGAAGAAGAAATAAGATTTCCGTTGGTTGAGATGTTGCCAACCGCAGTGATAGTACCTGAGACTTCAACGTTAGCAGCAATGACTTTATTAATATTAGATGTAGAAGCCGGATCTACGTAAAATGAAGCATTAGCTGAGTCGTAAATAATATTAACATTAAGATCTGTTAATGTTCTGCCGACATCGTTGTTAATAACAACATCTGGCTTGCTAGTAACACCAGACCATG